AAATCCCAGGCATAAAAAAACCCTGAATCTTGCGATTCAGGGTTTTCGGTATTTGGTGCCAGAGACGGAATCGAACAGTTTGCTATAGGCCCTGATTTTGAATGGTCGTTGGTTCAGTGAGATACAAATCTACTCACATATCTACTCTCTTTTTTAAAAGCGGCTTTGTTTTGTCCCTGTCGGCAACGGTCGAAACGTTTCTGATTTACCTCTTCCGATGCCGGACGAACGGTAAGTCCACATCGCCACGCTTTGCGGTGATGATCCAGCGCCGCGTGGCGTTTCCATCACACCCAAAATCATCAGAAACGTTCTGGTCGGCGGATACTGTCGGTTTTGCCCCAGCTCCGTGAGTGTTCCCGAGCCTTGCCCAGTCCACCATCTTGTGAGAGCGAGACGGACGACACATTGATCGGGCTTTTCCTTGCCTTGCAATATTGATAACCACCCCCAACTTCCCTTGGCCTAACCCCGGGCGGAAGGAAGATGAGTAGAGCAAATGGCTGAGTACTTTATTCTTGCAGTAGGTTATTCCGAAGAAGAGGAGCATATCGAGTGGGCGCTCGTGACTCGCTTCGATACCAATGGTGATCACGCCACTAGCGCAGTGGTTGAGCGTGATTTCTTGGTTGACCTGTTGCGCACTGAGAGCGCGACATTTAGAACCGCAACAGTCAATCCGGCCACTGGGAAATTTAGAAAAGGAGCTGACGTGCATGTGCTGGGCGATGAGTTCCTGAGCACAGATGCAAATGATGTAACGCACGACAACCTTGGAAAGCTTCCACGGTTCAAGATGCCAAAATATGAATTTGAGATAGAAGAGTTATTTCCGCTCTTGGCAAAGAAGTCATAAATAGGGCGTGGCAGGTGGGCGTGAAATGCTGCGCGCACCTGACAAATGATGAGTTTCCTCAAAGTTTTCGCCGACATCCACGACAAGCTATCGAGCCAAGGAAGACCACGAATGGATAGTGCAGATCTCACAAGCCCAATCACTTACGCCGAAAGACTGGTAGTTTTCTTTGACGTGATGGGTTGGAAATCCCTCGTCGCAGATGCAGGCTGCGACCCAGTAAAGGTCGGACACCTCTCGCTAATTCCGAGACTGCTGAAAAGCTCGACAGTCTTGCAGGCTTCGGGATCAGGAGAGGCGCGGATCACCGCTTTCTCCGACTGTTGTGTTATCAGCCTTCCATATAAGCGGGAGGCGCTTTCTCAAGTAATTTATGCGCTGTCCAACGTGTTTGTAGGGGCTGCCGTATCGGGATTTCTACTACGAGCAGGCGTAACCGTAGGAAATATCCACCACGAAAACGATATTGTATTTGGCCCAGCCCTCAACGTCGCTCACGGCCTAGAGTCCAATGGGCTCTACCCTCGAATTATCTTGGATAAAAGCATTCCAGGGTTAAAAGACGTCAAGCTCGTCGAAGGTATGCTCGGCGATGACGAGCTCGGGGTCTACGTTGACCCCTACACACTGCAATTCATCAAGTCAGACTACCTGAGGAAGGATTCGCTCCCCGATGGTACGTTCATGGGGATACCAACTAACAAAGCAGTCGAAATTTACACCTTACTGTTGTTGCGTCTCGAGGCTTTGTTGAGCAAGGCCGAAGGTGAAAAACCTAAGAAACAGGTGAACTGGTTGTACGCTCGGGTAAGACAGCAACACAAAGAAATACTTGGCGGTTAACAGCCGATCTCTCGGCCGCTTGCATTACGATTTTCAGCGTAAGCGGCTGAGCATCCCTTCTTGCATAACCAGGCCGGTTGACAACGATGTGGCAACAATTCTTCGATTTCACGCCCGTTGCGTATCTAAGACCAGAGGTGATGCTTGATGAGGAATGTCACTTAGTTCGTGACATGGCGTGACATGTCACACTTTCGTGTGACGCCTTACTCTTCGTGCGACTCATCTGGCCGCAACCGCTCTACTTGGAGTGATATGCCCACCAATCGTGGATCGAGACCATAGGCACTGCGGCTCTGTCGTGGCCAGTAACGTTAGTCCAGAACGTTAGCAGTCGATCACCTTCAGAGTGGCGAGGTTCAGCGCCCTGTTTCCAGCCCAGCAGCGTGGTGCGTGCAACCCCGATCGACTGTGCAATCGCCTGCATTGGGTGGCCGGCGCGTGATATCTCCGTGATCACTTGAAACCAATCAATAGACCGCGCCGGGGCCGCCCGACGGCTCATAAAAACCACACAAACGCGCGCGCGCGCGAGGGAAGCCACTTCAATCCCACCAACAACGGGCCCATCTTTATCAATTCGCACCTCTCTCGTGGGATGATTCTCTTTCATTCGGCTTGATCCCCTTGTCCGGTATTGCTTGTTTTTCTACATCGGATGATGTTAAAAAACGAGCAATTCATCAGGGGCATCGAAAATGCTAGAAAACGTTGATCAACGGTCGCTCTCGATTGAAGACGTACTGTCGTCGCTAGGGCTACCTGCTCACATTCTGCCTACCGTCATCGAGCAGCTCTTGCGTGATTTCAGGGCCACTGGGCCCAACAAGCCAAAGAGCGCACCTGGTACGAATGCCTGGCAGCGCGGTATCGAGGTTCTCCGCGAAGAGACCATCCCGCTGGGGTGGACTCCAGACGAGCCCAACAATCAGCCTCGAACCGTTTCGCCTGACAAGAAGGTGGCAATTACGGTCAGCAGTGGTGATGCGAATACCGGTAACCCGAATAAAGAGCCACAGACCAGGAATGATAAAGGCTCTCAGACCACCAAGTGCGCGCATTATAACTCTCAGCAGGGTGAGCTTTTCCCCTCGCAACTTAATATCGTTAGTCTGCCCAGGAAGGTTGAAGAGGCTCCCTCGGAAGAGCTGTGGATGCTTCTTTTTTATATTGATGTGGAAAAGAGGGAGGTGCGTTACGAGTTGTCACGCCCTACATCCATGAGTGAAAAATCAAAGGTGAATGGCTGGTCTCATCGTTTAATCATGCCACCGGTCTCCTACGATGAGCCTGCTCTGAGAAAAACTCCTGATAGCCCAGCGGAAGTTGACGTTCCTGTAACGCCGAAATTATGAGCAACGAAATATCTTTTAACTTGAGTCGCTTGGTATTGGCTAGGCGTCGTCGAGCTCTGACTAAGAAGGGTTTGTCGGAACTGTCCGGGATTAGTCTGTCTAGCATCAGCAAGGTAGAGAATGGCGGACACTTACCGTCAGCTGAAATGATCACGTCTTTTGCGAGTGCTTTGAATTTTCCAGAGGGGTTCTTTTACGGCAAGGACATAGACACTCCTACCGAGTTGAATGCGAGTTTCAGATCATTCTCTAGGATGACCTCGGGACAGCGTGACGCAGCATTAGCAGCCGGCGGAATCGCATATTTTTTCAGTGACTGGGTCGCGTCTCGCTTCAACCTTCCTGAGATCGACATACCTGATTGCTCGGGAATGGAGCCAGAGGTCGCCGCTGATGCGGTCAGGGCAATGTGGGGTCTGGGATATGGCCCGATCAAGAATATGATTCATCTTCTTGAGTCGAAGGGCGTGCGGGTTTTTAGCCTTGCGGAGGAAACTAGCCAGGTGAATGCGTTTTCGTGCTGGCGCGGAGGGGTTTCCCCTTACGTCTTCCTGAATACCATGAAGTCTAGTGAGTCCAGCCGTTTCGATGCAGCTCACGAATTGGGACACTTAGTTCTACATAGGCATGGTGAAAATAAAGGTAAGCCAGTAGAGAATGAGGCCAACGCATTTGCTTCCGCATTTTTAATGCCGAAGAAAGGGATGTTAGGAACCTCCTATGGTTGCAGGACGGTCTCGGATATCTTAGCGCGTAAGAAGTCCTGGAATGTATCTGCAATGGCATTTACATATAGGTTGAATCATATTGGTTTGATTTCTGAGTACACATATAAAGGTCTATGTATTGAACTGAGCGTGATGGGGGCAAGGAAGAGCGAACCTGACTCGGCGCCAAAAGAAACCTCTCAGATATTACAGAAGGTTCTCGGTTTTCTTCGCGACAAGGGCACAGGTGTTAGCTCTATTGCTGCTGAAATTTCAGTAACTCCTAATGAGTTGAATCAAATATTGTTTGGCCTGGCTCCGATAGCGATTACCTCAGCAGGAAGTTCTTTCAAGACACCGCCAAGAGCGAATCTTCGCCTCGTAAACTGAAAAGACCCGGCCCCTGCGCCGGGTTTTTGTTATCGAATTGGTATCAAACCTCAGTGCGGCAATAGCAACATGTTGCCGTGGGACAGGCGCCGAAGGAGAAAGGCGAGCTTCGTGGCTGACCCGTCGGCGCGTTCCTTCTCACGATCCGCGGTAAGCAATGCCAACTCTAGTGCCTGATCGATCTTTCCTAACTGATCAATTCGTTTTTCTAGTTCTACCTCCCGATCATCAAGTTGGCGCTGAGAGTTCTCGAGCTTTATCCGCCCCCGCTCCAGGGCAGCCTGCCGATCCCTTAAAGTCGCCATGGTTTTGGCTTGGAGCTCGTGCTGTGTGGTTGAAGCCTTGGCCCTATCCAAAAGCGCTGTATAGCTCTGCGTGTGTATGCCTACGACAGCAGCGGCTAAGTCTGTTCGGGTAATGATCGGCTCCGGCGTAGCGAGCGCCTGGTAATACCTAGCAACTTTCTGATGCGGGGCCTTGGTGCCCTCGATCCCGCGAGACAAGCCGAAAGGCTTGCCACACCAGTGGTGGAAGTCTGTCTGCATCTTGCGCAGCTTGGCGGGGCCTCCGAGGAAGTCACGGGCAGATAGGCGCCCGTCCCGTGTCAGAGGTGTGACGTAAACAACGAGGTGCGGGGTTCTCTCGTCCAGGTGCACTTCGGCGCAGACAATGTTTGCTGCCCCATGGCGCGCCTTGAGCCAGGCCATTGCTCGATCAAAGTAGCCGCCGGTGTCAGGCATTGTCCCGCCATGTCTGGCGAATGCTTCTGGGCTTGCGGTGATCAGGTATTCGATGCAGAGCACCGCATCTTTCCGTCGCTTCTCTGGAAGTCTGGCCAAAACTGCATGAGCCAGTTCGGCAGAGCTTGTTGCGCCAGACACATGCAAGTTGGGAGTGCTATCTGAATTCGGCGTTGGCATCTCTCGAAATGTGTGCCGACCTGATCCCAATACCCCAGTCATCGCTTTCAGCTTTTTTGTTCTTAGTATCGCGTAAGGCATGAGAGCCCCCGTGCTGGCTGTGTCCATCTTCAGAGTGCGGGTGGAGCAAAGATCAACGCAAGTCACCCCAAGCCATCAGCTTGTGTACTCACTACACAAAGCAAGCTTTGTTGTTCGCCACGTTCCGTGGAGGATCAGGCCGGCGCCCCATCATGTGACTGCGCGCCTCGCAGTCCGTTATTTCCTTCAACAGTTTCGTGGTGCCGACCCCAGCAGCAGTCGACGGTGGGCAGCCCTTGCCCACTACGCTCACCAAGTCCAACGATCAGCCCACTGCCGGTGGATATCTCAAAATTATCAATTTGTTGAAGGAAACCCCAAATGAACAACCCTACTTCAGGTATCAACCCCGCTAGCGAATCTGACCGCTTTGCTGACGATATCGAATTCATACGACTGCGGGAGGTGAAGAGGATCATTGGTCTTAGTACCACCTCAATCTACGTAATGGCCAAAAAGGGCACTTTCCCTAAACAGATCAGGCTGGGCGGCAACTCCGTTGCTTGGATCAAATCCGAGGTTTTGGCATGGGCTCGGGAGCAGGTAGCTCGCTCTCGCGGACATGCAATACCGCCGGTTTCGAACGATCAGCAACCGATGAACAACCAGCGTTAGCTCGCACCTGGCTGGATAAACCGCGGCGCTCCTATGGGTGATGTACTCACGACTACGGCATGAGGAACCAACGACCGTTCAACGACCGTTGGCGAATCGTTGGGACAGAACGAGCGCTCGATGTCTTCCATCAGCCGTTGCATGAAACGTTACATCGCTGTTACCAGCACGACGGAGGAAACAAAAGACCCGCCGGAGCGGGTCTCATGTTTAGCACGGCGCGTTCATTTTTCTAGCTCTGCAATTTTCTTGCGTTCCTCCAGAGCCTTCCGCTGCAGGTACAACGACAGGAGCCCTTTGTCGTTCGAGTTACCAGCTCGGCTGAGCAGGAAAACGAGGTTGAGCAGGGGGGTAACGACAAGCAGCAATACCAATGCAATCTGCCCTCCCCTTGTTGGCATGCCTGAGTCTGCAATGAGAAAAATCAGTACCCCGATCAGGGCAAGATTCAAAACGATACCGAGCGCTCGCATCATGGCTATTTTTTCCCTGTGAGAAGTCCTTTCATGAACGCAGCAGCGTCCTCCGGCTTTTCATCTCCAATCGAGATATCCCACAGGTAAGTACCTTGCCTGGTGATAGGTTTAACTGGGATGCCTAGCAGATAGCCTGTTGCCGTTACGGCGGATTTGACCACTTGCCCTGGGTCTTTGTCACCACTTGCTACGCCAGCGACGGCGGAGGTCAGCTGACGACCCGCGTTGATCGCTTGCCATGCAGGTGATAACGACCCGGCGTGACCACTCAGGGCGGAACCGATAGTGTCCCGAATGACCGGGAAGCCGGATACGCCGAAGCCAAGCGTGCTTTTCGCCATCCAGGCTGCGGTGTTCTCGTCCTCTTCTGGGCCCTTACCCGTCAGCAAATCGCCGATGACTCCCTGGAAGAACGCTAACGCCAGCATTGACGCGGCGGCACTGGCGACAGTTCTTGTCCCTTGGCGCGCTTCGAAGGCCAGGTCTCGGTTTTGGTTGTAGTAGGCGCTGAACGGTGTGTAGAACATCGTCAGCAAGCGCATAGCGGCGCCCTGGTCTTTGCGTTGGATGGCCGCAATGTCCATGGCTCCGGTGCCACCCTGGGATTGCCGGACAGCCTTGTCACCATCCAACACTGCGGCGGCACTGTCCTTGCCTGCGGCAACGCCCTCGCGGTAAGAGGCCAGCCAGATCGCGCCGGAAATGCCACGGTCGAGGTATCCCAGCAGGTTGAACGAGAAACGCACCAAGTCGGCTTTCTTGCGGAAGAAGGCGTTGCGGCCGATGAGGGCGCTCATGTTGGATTGAAGCCGCCCGTCCTCCATGTCCCAGCGCAGACGCATCGCAGGAGAGGCCTCGGCGATCATCCGGTAGGTTTCAACCGGTGACCGCACGCCATCAAGCAGAGCGGTGGCGAGCTCACGAGGTTTCACATACAGCAGGCCAGGTATCAGACCCGCTGCTTGGGCCAGTAGGGTTGTTGTCGACAGTCCCAAACCTACGATGGAGGTGTTCGTTCGTGCCGTGTCCAGGAACTGGTTGAAGTTGCCCGTCTCCGGAGGGTTTCGGTCATTGGCGATGGCCCTCAACCAAGGCAGGAATGCATCAGCCCCGCGTGGGCCTAGCTTGTTGATGAGCACCGCTCGAACGTAGGGATCCTGCGTAAGGCGGTGAGCGTCTTGCAATGCTTCCCGGTGAGTCAGGTCGTGGACATGCTGGGCGAGGCGCTGGGGGATGGCGCTGAGGTCGAGCAGTAGTGGCCCCGACACGCTCTCGTTACGCTGGTTGGTGAAACCGTTACCCGGCAGTGCTCCCTCAAAACCTTCACCGAACAGCTCACCGCCGACGGCCGCTGGCGGTGCGCCTGCACGTTTGCGGTCGTAGATGATCGGGAAGTACCCGCCGCGGTACTCACCGAAGGTGGTCGTAATTGGTTTCGGCTCAATGCGCGGAGGTTCCACACCGGACAAGCGCTTGTACATCGCCGCGATATCGGGCCACAGACCGTCGAACGAATCCCATACCGACTGCACCAAATCCCAGTCCTGTTTGTCGAGACGCCCCAGCATGTCGGCCAGCGACGCCTCGTCGACTTTGTTCCCCTTCAACAGCTTGGTGCGATTGGAGTCGTTGCCAGTATTGAGCGCGTGCATGATCAGCTCACGCCGGTTGAATGATTTACCGAGGCTCGGAATGTGAAAGCGATCCGCTAGGCGCTCGGCGTTCATGCTCGCAAAGCGCTCAACTATCGAGCGGATGCCGGCATTGAACAACTGACGCTCATTGGCCTGGGCCTCGGCCAGTGGGCTCCAGATCAACTGGTGCCAAGGGCCGCTGGTGTCCCTGCCATCGAGGCGGTTGATCACGTTCTCCATTCGCGTCAGCGAGGCGTCCAGGCCTTGCAGCAGCCCCGCCGCTTTGTCGCCCATGGTTTCGCTGCTCTCGGAAACAGCAACCCGACGCGCGCGCTGGGGCACATTCGTATCGAGTGCGCTGATCAGGTCAGTCCTTGCCTGTTCGTAATCGCGCTTGTCCTTGCGGTTCAGCAGTTTATTTTTCAGCCTGGCCATGTGTTCGATGTTCGACACCGCGTCGCGCAGGCCGCCAAGCTCTTCGAACGTCAGTTCCCGATAGTTGACGCGTGCGCTCTGCTCAATCAGGTGTTGCGGTATCGCGACAATGTTGCCGGCGGCTTCCTGCTCGCTGACGAACTGGGCAAGACTGCGGCGGCGTTCAACCTGTGAGCCGCTGACCTTACGAAATTCGTACTGGTCAAGCAGCCCCTCGATCTGCTCCAGGTAGCTGGCTCCGGCCTTTCCGATTCGCTCGCGAGTGGATGATTTTCCAAAGCGGCGCATGAAGGTGTAAATCCGGTCTTCTTCCTTGCGCGCAACGGTCGCTTCCCGGAACAGGTAATGATTCAGCAACTCCCGCTGCTTGGCCTCGGCGGCTTCTTGCCAACGGTTTTTGGTGGCGAAATTGAAGGCCTCACGGTTGGCCTTGCGTTCGGCATTGAGGTACAGGTGAGGCTGGATATCGCGCACCACCTTGTCGGCGATCACCTGTTTGGCAACAGACCGGATGACTTCCAGCGGCGGGATGGCGCTGTAGGCGTCGTTGCGTAGAGCCCGAGAGTCCGCATCCTGAGCTCTCTGCACCTTGTCGACCTGGCGGCGCAGACGATCAATAGCGCGCAGCTCTTCGCGTAGAACCCTGGCGCGATCATCGTTGTGCACTGCCTCAATGGCATGGTCGGCCAAAGAGCCGTCGTTCAGCATGTCGCCATACTCGGCGCGCATTCTGGCGTCGGTTTCCGCCTGGATAAGTTCCTTGCGACCACGGGCTCCCACAAGGGCCTGCACCAGCTCATCGCCTGACGTATACCCGAACTGTTCAGCAACCAAGTCTGGATGAATGCCTTCTTCTCCTGTCATGCCACGCAGACGTGATACGACGGTCTTGCCATAGCGCTCCATCAGCGGTTCGCGCAGAAGTTGTACCGGTACGCCAATCGTCCCGTCAGTCTGTAACCCTTTGCGCAAGTAGTCTTGGACGCGATACACCGGCTGTGAATCGACTTCCTTGGCGACGTCGGCGAGCATTTTCTCGCGTGCGTCTTTCCACCACTTCTGCTGTTCTCGGGTCAGTTCGTGCAGCGCCTCTGCCGTCAGCCGTTCCTCGGCGGCCTGCCCGGCCTTGTTCGCGGCGGAGTGATATGCGTCGAACTCGGCCGGTGACATGCCCGCGGCCTGGGCATCGCTGAACAAGCTGCGGAAAGGGGCCTGAGCAACGGCGATTTCGTCGTCGGTGGCCAGCAGTCGATCAAACACCCGGCGCACGTCGTCGTTGATCTGGACATTGAGACGGCTGGCATCGCGGTAGATCTGGGTCAGCCACGCTTTGAAGCGTGAAAACGCCGATTGCAGTGCAGCGCTGGGGGCTTTCCCTTCGCGCAAATATGCCTCAAAGCCCCGGGCGAACTGTTCATGCTGCTCGACTTTGATGCCGTCGCGGTCACTGGCGCCAAACCAATCCAGGATCGTCTGGTAGTCCTGTTTCACCTGATCCGGGACATCCGAACGTGCGGCGAGATCGCCCATCACTTCAAGGTAGAAGTGACCGGTCTCATGCAGGAAGGTCGAGAGGTTGGCCTTGTCGGTGAGCTTGATTTCGAACTTACGGTCGGCGCCGAATTGGATAAAGCCGCGTGCCCCGTCCTCCGATTGATCAAAGCGCACGGCATCGCTGCCAAGCAACGCTCGTCTCACCGCGGCGTTGTCCATGACGCTCAGATCAAGGCCAGATTGATCAAGTGCCCGCTGAAGGTCATCCAGCGAGCCGCGAGCGTTGAGTAGTTCCTGGTTGATGTTGCCGGGCGCCGACTGACGTTGGCCGCGCAGCTCTTTGTCCAGCGATGCCAGCAGCATTTCCGGGGTGGCAGCCGGCACATTCCCGAGATATCCCGCTTCTGCGGCTTGAGCGGCCATATCATCCAGACTGCGCCCACCCTTCCTGGCGATCCTGTTGTTGCCTCGACGACCGATGTCAGCATCACGGGCGGCCAGTTCGCCGCCATCGTCACGGATACCTCCGCGCTCACGAATGAAGTCGATCAGAGAAGCACCGTAGATTGAAGAGTCGTCGGGGATATCGGCTGCGCGTAGTCGATCGATCAGCAGGTCGAGTTGATCGACGCTGCCAGGCCTCCGTAGCACCTCGGGGATGTCCTGACCAATGCGGAGCCGATACTGGCTGAACAAGTCGTAAGGATCGATGCCCGAGCGCTCTCCCAGGGAACGGAAGGCAGACTGATAAAGCGATGCCTCTCTGTCTGCCGTCTGTGCCTCACGACCAATGCCCAGCAACTGGCCGCGCACGTCCTCAAACACTCGGCGATCCGATGCAGCGACATGATCCTGTTCAACCTGATCACGCAGGCGCTCGAGCTCCTCCGGGGCGCGTTGTTGGAACTCAGCAAGCTCCCGCAGCGTCATCGCGTCCGGGGTTGCACGCACGTCCTGTTCGAGGCCGCGGTGGTGGCCATCTTTGGCAATAACCGACGCCCACTTCTCCAGCGGGATTGAGATGTCTGCACCAAGTGCTAAGGCTTCTCCCAGGGCATCGGCGTTACCTGTCGCCGCTTTGGCGAACTGTTCAGGGTCGAGGTTGTTCTCCTGGAAGTAGCGCTGGAACTGCTCGGCCGGTACCAGGATGTTCTCTACGGAACCGCCGGCCTGTTCTTTCAGCCTGGCCACCAGCGCTTCAGCACGCTGTGGCGAGCGCTTGAACATCTTGGAGTTCTGGGCCATGTCGCCCAGTTGTTGGACGGCAGCCAGATCCTGCTCGATTTGCCAGTATCGCCGGCCAGAGCTGGCGCTGGCGATCGCGACATCAATCGGGGAGGTGGCTAAGCCCAGGGCTGCGTTCAAGAACATTTCGCCCCCAGTGGCCTGCTCACCGACGGCAGCAGCACCCGCCACCGTGCCACCAACGCCACCGGCGGCCTGGGCAGCACCTTCTACAACGACGTTGCCTAGCTTTCCGGCCATGCCACGACCGGCGAACGGAATCGGCACCATGCCACCCAGCGCGTTGATCGATGCTTCAGCCAGGGTGCGCTTGAAGCTGTAGGCGTAAGCCTGATCTAAATCACCGGTTTTCTTGAGCCCTTCGGCCAGGTTCTCGCCGGCACCGCCGGCGATACCTGCGCCAAAGTTCACGCCCCCGACCACGATGGCCTTTTCAGCAGCGCGCTGCGCGAAGGCACCGGCAAGACGACTGACGGCAAAGCTCTTCACCGGTTGCGCCGCAATCCCGCCTACAACCCCGCCCGCCAAAAGGCTTGGTAACGATTCAGTCAGTGCGCTGCCGATCAGTCCAGGGTTGCGCAATGCGTACAGGGCCGTATCACCTGCCGCGCCGCCCACACCAGCACCACCAGCCCGGGCTTTGTCGAATATCTGCCCTGCAAAAGCAATGCGTTGGTCGCGTGGTAGCGCCAAGTACCCCTGGGCAGTGTTGGTGATGTTGCTTTCCGTGCGCCCCGTGTAGTTCGGTACTTCTCCCTCGTTGCGATCCAGTGCGCTCTGCGGCGCCAGCGCGTTCACAAAGAAGCCACCGACCGAAGACAGCGCCTTGTCCAACATGTTGGCGCCGGCCTCGCCGATTATGCCAAGTTGACCAAAACCTCTATCCAAGGCGTCGCCCTTGCTCGTCGAATGTTGCTGTCCCGACTCTTTGACGAAGCTGTCAAATGCGCCTTCGACGTTCGATAGCCCGTCGATATCATCGTGGGCTACGCTGGCGTTGTCCGGGTCAGTCAGGAACTGATTGGTGGCTGGCGCTCGCTCAATCAGGGCGTCGTAGTCCACGGATGCCAGCTTGGCTTGCCGCTCAACCTGCTTGCGGTTGCGAACAACCAGGTCGGGGGCGAGCCCTGTCAGCTCGGCCAGGCGTTGAATGCTGGCTTGCTCATCCGGGTTGGTGTCAGCAACGTAGCTCAGAGCCGTGCGGGGGTTGGGCTTGCTCTGCTGGCGCTGGATGGCCACGTCGTACTTGTTTGCCTCTGCGCCCTGAGGTTCTTCTTTGCCGGCGAGGATGTTGTCGTACTGGCTCATTGGTTGGCCTCATTGAACAGGTTGAGGATGTCGGCATCACTCGCAGTGCGGCCGTGGCGCTTAAGCGCCGCGGTAATCTGCTCGTGCTCATCTGCGGGAATCTGCTTGATGTCCGTGACCCGAACGTTGTCCCCAGGCTTCCTCTCAAACGCGCGTTGCTTGTCGGTGAATAAACCGAACAGTCCCGACCCTTCAACCGTTCCTTCGATGAAGGCGTGATCCACGATCTGTTGCACCTGTTCATGGGTGGCTTTTTTGGCCTGTTGCGCTTCAAGGCCGCGTATTTGGTCGTCCACATAGCGGCGTGCCGTTGCCACTTGCTTGGCTACTGCTGATCCAGGCTTAGGGCTGGAAGGCATGCCTGCATTACGCAGGGCGTCGTTAAACAGGGCTGTGCTCGTAGAGATCGATGCTGTTGCTGCGGGGCCGCCGGTGAGCCGTTTGATCTGCAGGTCGGTGAGGCGCGTGAAATCCTCGTTGCTCAGTTTGTCGCGCATGTTGAGCAGGTTGACTTCGTTGCCTTGAGCGATGAGATCCCTAGCATGGGTATACACCTCAGGATCAGTCTGCTGATTCGGACGGTAGCCCATGAGTTGCTTTCGGTCTTTCGCCGGCAGCTTCGCCCATACATCCGCATCGATGTCTTGCCACTTATTCCCTTTCAACAAGAAGTCCCAGGCCTGCCCTTGGTTTTGGACATGCTCTTGCTTCACCTGATCCTGTTGCCAAGTAAATCGGTCGCGGGCATCTGCGATAGCGATACGCTTCTGCTCCCCGGATAGGTCGGTGCGTGCGTCAATCGCCTGGGCGATCGGGCCGAACGTCGGCTGTGCCTCGCTCCGTGCACTGTTCATGACCTTATGGGTGTAATCCTTCGTTTCTCGGAAAGGAATACGCTCAATGAACTCGGCCTCACTGACTTCCCCTTTTCTGGGATCGCCGATTTGCTTGACCCATTCCTGTACTTTCCCAGGCCCTGCGTTGTAGGCCGCAACAGCCAATGCTTCCGAGCCATCAAACGACTGGAGCAGCCTGCCGAAATAGGCCTCTCCCAGAGATCGGTTGTAACTCGCGTCTGTTTTGAAACGCTGCTCATCCCATGGCAGACCTGCAGCTTTGGCAGCTTCTGGGCCGGTGCTGGGCATTACCTGAGCAATGCCAACCGCGCCACGGCTCGACGTGATTGGAGCTCCAGCATCATCAAGCTGCCGGCCACCGCTTTCGGCTTGAACCATTGCTGAGAAAAGCTGGTTGCTACCGCTGGCCACCTGTTGGATCGCTTGCTGACCGGCTGTTACGCCAATGCTTCGATCCAGTAGCGGGTTGAGGGTCTTGGTCAGGCTTTCACGGTTTTTGAGTGTCAGTGCTGCGTATGGGCCGTCATCCCAGTTGGCCAAGTCTCGCTGAACCTGCTGGAGTTGCTGAGAGTCGTTCCCCGCGTTGTGGATGCGTGCCAAAGCGTTAGCTGAGTAGGCAGACTGTTCGAACGTGCGCACTTCTTTGTCCCAGCCGTCTATGCCATATGCGTTACGCCCAACCGTCTGAATACCATCAGCGCGCGCCCGGCTGAAAATTTGGCCCAAATCAGCATCGGGTCGGGCAGCGGCGCTCTCCAGCATGTCAAACCTGGAGCGAAGTTCACTCCTTGCCACACCTGTACGAGCTTCCTGCACTGATCCCTGGATCTGCTGAAGCTTGTTTGCTTGTATCTTGCGGACGGCAAGGTTCAGATGTTCCTGGTCAGCGGCGTCCAGCCCGTCGACTTTGACCGGATCAAGCTTGCTGATGAATTGCTGATAGCTCGATTCGCCTTGATCTGGCTGGACTTCCAAGGTTTTCAGTTTCCCGCTCAGCTCGTTTACCCCAGTGTCGAGCTGACCCTCATAGTCCAACAGCGCGTTGCTAATCTTGACCTTGGCAAGCTCACGATTTTCTTTGTTTTGCTGATCAAGCTGGGTCAGAGCAACGTTTTGAATGGTGCCCGCTAACTGCTGCGCACCACGATTCAAAGTGTTTGGATCTGGAGTAATCACGCGATTCTGAGTTACCTCGGGCGATACGCGAACGCCGGGGCCTAGTGGTATCCGTGCCATTAGGAATTCCTCACCCATGCTGGGTTGGTGTTCAGTTCCTGGGTCTGGCCCTGCATATTTCGACCACTAGCAGATGCCTTCCATCCGCTGGCGATCTGCCCCCCAGTCGAGAGAACGCTGGCAGCTGCCTGCATGTTTGCTGAGGACTTTGCCTGCGATCCTGCGAGTCGCATGTTGGTAGCATCGGCATAACCGCGCTTCTTCTGGTTTTCGCCGTTGAAGATGGTCAGTACCGCGTCCTCCTCTGCGTTGCCGATGATTTCCTCGTTGATGTTGATCGCGGTGCCCTCGCCAACCTCGACGCCCGAGCCCGCAAGAGCAGCGTTCGCCTCGCTTGCCTGATTGCGCGCAACGCGGCGTATGCGGTCGGCCTGTACCACCGAAGCGCTGGAGGCGGCGTCAGCGTCCAATTGTGATTGTTCGGCCTGCGCGTTGTAGTTCTGTTGAGTCTGCTTGGCAGCCTGTTGAGTTGAATAGACGGAATATGCCGTGCCGGCGATGGCAGTTGCGGCGGCGATAGCAGCGGTGTATCCAGACATGGTTATTCTCCAGTGGTGATGATCAGGTCGTCGCTTTGCTGGCGCGACATGAGTGCTGTGGGTTGATCGGTGAATTCAGATTCGGCGTCTTCAACCGTTTTGGCCTGGGTGGCAAAGGTCATGGTCAGATCGGTGTCGGCATGCGCTAAAAACACCTGCTTACGGCCGGCCTGCCCTGGGACGACGTGGTATCCCTTCAGCTCAACTGTTTCGCCACCGATGAAAACTGTGACGTGGCCCGACACGATCAGCAGCGTGGGGATCTTGATCAGGGCGCCAGTGATCATTACGCCGGCGGGAACGCGGATGGTTCGGGTGTAGAGTCCCGCGTGAAAGTGGTGCTGGGTCTGGATGGCCACTTGTTCCATACCAAGCAGATGCGACTCCAAGCCCCGGACTTTCTCAACGTCGGCACTTGTCATAGCGGGGAGTGATGGTGCCGCTGAGGTGATGTTGTTCATGCGAGCACCTTCAGGAATACCTGGTTGGTTTCCCGGTATCCGGAGCGGGGCAGAACCATTGCCAGTCTTCCACCGACCGGCGCGCTAACCATCAGGGCAGTGGCTCCTAGTTCATGCGCACGAATCTCGGCTGTACGCAGAAGCTTGATGCCTACCCCATTTTTTCGGGCATGCGGGGCAACGAAGAATGACTCCATGGCGCAGATGCGACGGCCGGCGTAATGCGGCAAGCCATAAACCAGCAGAGACGCTAGGCCGACCAGACCAGGTGCGAATGCGCCGATAATGTGAAGCGCGCCAGATGCCTCCATGGATTGATAGGTTTCAAAGCACGCGTTCACCTCGCCGAACTCAGGGATTCTCGATTCATCGCCATAGGCAGCCAGTAACTCAGGCAATGCGCCGGCTTTCTCCAGCTCCGCCACCGTGCAGGTTCGAATAATCGTTTCAATGCCCATGGCGTGGTTCCTGTGTGTGTACTTGTGGTTGAGGACGAGATCTGGCTGTGAGTGGTGAAACGGGGCCGGGCTCCGGTCGGATAACCTCGGCGTTTGGCCAGCGATACCGGATTTCTTCCAAAGCCTGGGCTTCTGTCATGGGCTCTCCAATCATGCTGCAGAGCACTTTTCCGTCTTGAACTACATGCCAATGGGAGTGGTGAGGCACCGTCGGGGCGCTCCGCATTTCTGCCTGTTTCTCGGGGTTTGGCTGTGGTTCTTGGGGAGGTGATGCCGCGCCCAGTCGCTCAAACATGCCGCCCAGGACTGTCATGGCCGCTTCTCCAGAACAGGTTTGTGTTCCCACCTGTTCACACCTCTCTGTATTAGTGGGAACGCTCGCAGGCCACGGCCTCTCTGGCTGTTCCCACCGTTCCCACCGTTCCCACCACTTTTTTCAATTGCCCGATGCGACAACCTCAAAAGGTGGGATTGAAATCGAGAGTTCTCAGCACGATCACCACAAAGTGTTCCTGTGATTCTGAAAATGGTGGGAACAGTGGGAACTGGGGGAACAAGCACGGCCAGCAAGGGCTCCAGGCGTTCACACTTGTTCCCACTAAGAAAATTGGTGGGAACAAGATCG